ATCTCATCTCTAAATTTATCATGCCTACGTTCAGCTTTTTCATCAGAACGGTTCCATCTATCTATGAGCTTAATAGTTATGCTCTCTATTTCTTCCAACTTTGCCATCAAGGTTTTTTGTAGGAACACGACTTGCCCAGCAAATAAAAGTCCTACCAGACCTATCATCCCATATTCTGCGAATATTTCTACCAATGCTCAATTAGTTTCTGGCTTACCGTTAGATACTGGTTTGGCTTCTTCAAGGCTTTCATTCAGCATATCCATAAAGAACTTATGACCACCTTGTAACTGAACAACATTGAACTGCGTTGAACGAAGTTTATTGCTTAAGTCAGCCACGTGATTAACCATGTCAACCTGTTCTTTGGTTAAATCGCTCACCTTGTATTCCTTGCCATCAATATTAACCTTTGGCTCGTCTTTTTGTTTTTTAGCCATTGTTTTCTCCTGTTTGTTTGTTGTTAATTAAACTTTTTTAAAATCTACGATTGCTGCTTTAAGTCCATCACTCTGAGCTTTAGCTCTTGCAATCTCAGAATCGAAACGTCCTTTTTCACGTTCTAAATCTGAAAGAGAGTATTCACGTTTACTATCTGCCAATGCTTCGCCAGTCTGACCATCCCAACGCTTTTGAGCAAGGACTACAAACTCACGTTCCTCTTTGGCTTCAGCCTTTTGAACGACTTTACCATCTGAGTCTTGAACTTCTTCAACAGCTTCTTTAGTAGTCACTTTATCGGCAGCAAATGAAACTTTGCTTCCAGACTTCAATGTGCTGTATTCTGACCAATTCATATTATTCTCCTGTTATTTGTTATTCTGCTAAATGTGCCGCATATGCAGCTTTCACTTCATCTGTCCAAAGAGAAGATGCCATACCTTTAATCTCATCTGATTCGCTTGATACATCAGCATCAGGTGCTAATACTCTTCTATGATATGAAAAAGAAAGTTCATTACCATCTTCCATAATACTTGTTTTGGCACGTTCTGAAATAAATTTGAACTCACTTCTTACTTCATAATCGTATGTTATTACTTTACTTAAAGCCATTTTTGACTCCTATTGTTTGTTATTCGTTTCCAACTATATATCCATATAGTATTGAATTATGCCGTTCTGTAAGTTAAACCCATTATAATTCCCCCATCAGCAGTCCATTCAGATGCTTGCATAGCTGTTGTCCCTGCCGTAGCATCAAAGACGTTTAAATATATATCGGTACTATTCTTCTCCCCACGACAGGTAACTGAATGTCCTGCTGTGATAGCTAAACCAGCCGTATACCCAACAGCACCACCAGATTGAGCCGCATCATTATTAACAATGGTAAACGGTAGACCTGTCATTCTAATATTTCCGCTGGCAGACCCAAGACTATTGGTATTAAAATACCCAGAGACAGTAACCAGATTTCCAACTTTGGTGTAATACCCTGTCGTAGTAACCATCGTCATAGCATTTGAACCATCGGTAATAACACACGTCCAAGTCCCTTCTTCATAATCGTCAAGAACATTTGCTCCAGCATTTGCTACTTGAGTTCCTGCAAATTGAATACCAGCACTATGAACCAATGCTTGACTATCCGATGACATATACACAGCAGTTACAGCAGCATTACCAAGTGTTACTGAGTTGTCTGCTTGTCCTACTGTAGTAGAACCAATTACTGTTTGATTTGCCGCACCAACCGCAGAACCATTTGCCTCATTTCCAATGAAGGTATTGTTGTCTCCAGTAGTTAAATCATCACTTCCACTATTTCCAGCATTTGCTCCTACAAGAGTATTCCCAGTTCCTGTAGAGATGCCGTAACCGCTTTGCTTTCCGACTGCTGTATTAGAGCCGTGGTCGTTGGTATCTGGGTCTGCTGAATATAATGATTGATAACCAACTGCTGTACTGCTATCACCAACATTCATAGCACTTCCAAGTGCTTGATAACCTAATGCTGTATTATATTTTCCATCTGTACAAACTAATAAACTCTGATACCCAATAGCCACATTCCCAGCACCAGATGTGAGGGCTGAGAGAGCTGATTCTCCAATCGCAACTGTACCTGTTTGAGCATTATCGTCTGTAGCATCTAAAGCAAAAGCACCAATTGCAACATTTCCACGAAGTTGCCTATCGTTACCAGCAAAATCTCCACCTTTTAGTGCATCATAACCTATGGCTACATTATAATCGGCATCACCATCGCCAGTTCCTTCATCTACATTTCTCATGGCATAGTAGCCTATAGCCACATTCGCACCTGATCCAGTTTGAACATCTCCTAATGCTTCATATCCGATAGCCACATTTTCACCCGCAGTAGTAGCAGTTACCATAGCTGTAGTACCTATAGCCACGTTAGAACTACCAGTAGTAACTGCCAACAACGCCTTTGAGCCTACTGCTGTGTTGGAGCTGTTGCTATTTCCATTTGATCCTTCACCAGCAGAATTACCAATATAAGTATTATGAGTACCAGTTACATTTTCACGACCAGCTGAGAATCCTATTGCTGTATTACCACTGATTGCATTATCACCTGCACCTATTATTTGGTCTTGTAAAGCAGCATATCCAAAAGCAGTAGACCTATCGCTTACAGTCTCAGTTGATAAAGCCAGATAACCACTAACCGTATTATAATTACCTTTTGAAATCGCCAATCCAGATTGATAACCCACTACTGTGTTACTCGCACCAGATGTGAGGGCATTTAAAGATTTATAACCTATTGCTATTGTGCCATCAGCAGCGGATGTTACTATAGCTGCCAAAGAACCAGTACCCATTGCAATACAATTACTTGCAGCCGTGCTAAGTCGCATAGGACCAGCTGTTGTTCCATCATAAGCCCCAATAGCAATATTTCCTAAACCAGTAAGCATAGATGAACAAGCGTACATACCAAGAGCAATATTTGCATCTCCAGATGTTATATCTTCAAGAGCTTTATATCCAACAGCAGTATTATAAGAAGCTCCATTTACAGTTCCCGTTCCTGCTGCATCTTCCCCTATAATTGTATTATAATCTGAGGTATTATCACTACCAGCATTAAAAGCCAATTTTCCAAATACTGTATTATAAGAATTATTATCATTATTCGAGAGGCTGATGCGGGAGTTGACATCGAGTTTCATTACATCAGTAAAAGTAATAGCGGCATCTGCACTACCAGAAGCCGCTGAAGAAAATGTATGAATGCCAGCAGTCTGCTTATAAAGACTTGCTTCATCAGTAACGATATATTCCCATTGCGGAGTTCCGTCTACATAAGCATTGTTTGCTAATGCAGTATATGAATTTGCTGATTGAGCAGTTGTGCTTATAATGTTTGCCAATCCACCAATTTGTACCGAAGTATAACTTGCATGACTCGTTTCAGGAGTTACTCCAATCCCTACATTGCCACCAGCTAAAATAGTCATTCTTTGTGTCTGAACTGCATCTCCATCAGTTGTATAAAAGTTTAAATTTGCACCATTCTCACTTGTTGACCAAATAGCATCTGTTACTGCTTCAATTCTTGCACCAACTGTTATGGTTGGTGCAGCCCCAGTAGTTTCAGCACCAGCAAACTCAATAACACCAAGTCTGTCACCTGATGCCATAACAGTACCATCATCACTCTGGAGTCTTAAAATTCCACCTTCAGTTGCTGAACTTGCTGTGGGGTTATCAATACAGACTGTATCGGTTGATATCTGTATTGCAAATGTTGTACCATTATCACCGTCTTTTACTGGAACTAATGTAGTGGTATTACCTCCACCATCTGTGTCAACGTGTAATACTTGTTCAAAGCTAGTAGCTACGCTTTGGTTAGTTAATGCTGCCATTTTAATATCTCCTAAATTTTAAGTAATGTTTGACCATTTTCGAGTCTCGTTTCTCCAAGTGTCGCTAATAGAATTCCACAGATCACGGGCAAGTCTTGCTGCCTGGGTAACAAATGATGTTAATTTTAATGTTAAATTAAGCATTAGCCAACGTAACCAATGGCTACGCCAGAGGCTAATTCAAATGCTGTCCAGCGACCAAATATGGTCATTCCCTGTGGAAAGGTAACACTATCTATTGCCGCTCCACCAGATGCTGATACCGATGTACCTGTCCCTGTATCATCAGGAAATAATTGTGTTGTTTCTGCGACTAATCCAGTAGAGCCACTTTCAAAAACTGAATCTTCTATAAATTGGATTGCTACGAAAACGCCACTGACAGCTGTTACAGCATCTGTTTTTGCTAATACTGAACCCGCTTGTCCCATTGCAACATTTTGCGCTTCTACTACTGTATAATTTGGATATGCCATCTTGTTTCTCCTTGTTTATGCCTTACCGAGCTTGACAACTCTCATGGGCATATTGGTTATTATTATAAATTTTTAAAAGATGCTTGTTAGGGGCAGACCCTTTATACGACCTGCCCCACAGTAAGCAAAACTGTTAACCTTTATTTATTTAGGTTATCCGCTGAAAGCGTGAGTTGCTGTAGCGCAAATTACACCGCTAACAAGCCAGTGTAATCCATTACATACTACATCAACATAACTGCCTGGCTCAACATCATCATTCACTGTAAGAATGTAGTTAGATGAACCATTAGCCTGAACATCAGCAATTGTCGTAGCAGCACTATCTTGAAAAAAGACTTGTCCTTTATAAAGAACAGATGAGCCACTTGTATTAATGATTCTTTCATAAGCAGCATCATGTGCTATACTCCAAAAGAATCTATAATGCAATCCAGCCTGTGGAGCTGGTAATGTTGCTGTTGCAGATGCGCCTAATTCGGTATCTAAATCGTATGTAGCTCCCGAATCATTGGCAGACACAGTTAATGCTCCAGATGCCCATGATATTACTTTTTGAGCACTTTCGCCATAACTTCCACTATTTTTATTTAATAAGTCACTTCTCATGATTATACTCCTTCAAAGTTGTACAACATGTGTGTTTCAGGAAGAGCAACTTCAAGACCTGCTTCTGTAAGAATCATGTCTTTACGTAAATCTTCATCCGCTTGCTGTACATTAGTTATTATGTGAGTATCTCTGTTGAGACCGTTACCTACTAAAGGTCTGTACGCAACTTGTGACATATCAATTAAGGCTAGCATTGAATTAGCGAATCCTCTAAATAAGGGTTCTTTAATCAGTGCCAGTGAACCATGAACAGTATCAATTTTCATGATACTATGTCCAAAAGATCCTGTTTGTCGACCAAAATCAACATTGTAAGCACCTGCATCAGTAGAACCAGATAATGTATTGTCTAAAAATGAGGATGTTGCAGCAGTTCCAAATGTATTTCCTGCTCCTAATTTATTAAACATTGTTATTACTGGAAGACTTGCCAGTGCAAGTTTATCATTCGAACCACCCCTTGCAGGGTCGAATAAAACCTCAAAATCACTTAAGAACAAATCATAGTTGAACTCTGTAGTGGTTACAGTTCTATAATAAGGTTTTCCAGAAGAGTAAGATAGTGCGCTTGTGCCGCCAGTTGCCGCACCAGCATTTGCAACTATCATACCTACTATACCTTCGCTGTAAGCAATACCACTTCTACGAGCCTTTTGACCGTACAACATTGCACGTTCAATATCTACTTTATGTTCTCTTAATTTGAGATTCCATATTCTATCCCATTCGTTTGCATATCCACGATAATTAGTAGCAATAGCAGAATTTGACATCTCTGCTGCTGTTTTGAAGATTTGGCAGTAACCAAATTCATCATCGAGCTGACTTGACCATACATCAGGAGATCCTGATCCTTCTTCAAAAGCTGTACCGACAACCGTACATGGAGCATCATCAGCAGCTGCACCGTAACCTGTTATACTAGAACTTGACGTTGCAATCACTTTACCAGTGAAAGTTGTGCTAGTTCCAGCATCTACAGGAGCATCTTCGATACGTACTGTTGTGTATGCTTTACCATTGGTATCATCAACTGTTTCAATCGCAATTACCATTCCTTTTATGAGCCAATCTATACTTGCAGGAGATGATGCATTATCATCAACAGCAATAGAATAACTTGTACCAGCAACTAAAGCTGATTCAGCGGCTGCTAAAAAGAAATTACGACTTGTCCAGTCAATTTTTGATCGGTTTTCCAGAAATCGGAAAGTTGAATCATCTGTGGGTCGTTTTGCTACTTTACTTAGATAAACAAAGAATGGAGATTCTTCAGGTGAAAGCTCTGCAACTCTGTCGCCAAAGTCATGTATTCGCCTTTTATCAGCGAATTGACCTATATTAGCAACTGTATCTAATGGAGCTGTTCCATGAGTATACTCAGTCGCTGAGCCACCAACACCCGAAGTTTTTAATGTACCACTATTAATAGCCATTAATTAACCTCCGTTTTTTTATTTATTACCATATACTTTTATTGCCAGCATTCATTACACCGTCCCACACAGCATCTTCATTAGATTTCTGTGCTGGCTTTGCGCCTTGTAAAATGCCTGCTGACTTAGGAATGTCCTGTGTTTTGCGAACTGCTTCAATATTCTCATTCGATCCTGCTACTTGCTGTGCTTGCCCCTTGTGTTCTCTATAGACATTTATTAACATGTCTAAAGGTATTTGATCTCTTGGGCGCATCGCAAAATCCATGAACTCTTTCTGTTCTTGCGGATCTGTCATATTGTAATTTGCTGCAAGTTCACCCTTCAGGTTATTCATTCCTACTTGGGTTTGGAAACGTGCCATCTGTTGTCCGACGGCAGAGTTTACCATTTTCTGACTCTCTTTTACTCGCATTTTATACGAATCAGAGTCAGGTTTGTAATAGGCTTCCCACGGGTCGAACGAACCTTCTTCAAGTTTAGGTTCATTCTTTTTAGTCGAATTTCCTGGTTCACCAGACAACTTATTCCTCATTGCGTCAACAACATCTGGTCTGTTTTTCAACATCTCTCCAAGTTTTCTGTACTGTTCAACTTCACCTTCAAGTCTCCTGTAATCAGCATCACGCTTGTCATACATTGATTGAAACTTTTTTGTTTCGTTTTCCCAGTCTGAACTTGTTTCTTCATGTTGTTCACCTTGTGAAATAGGTTCTTCTGTAACCTGTCCTTCGGTTTGCTGTAGGTCTTCCATTAGTTACCTCCTTGTGATTTTTTCTATTATTGACTACACACTCTCGTATGTTCAAAGAAACAGAACCACTGATATTAAGTAGCCTCAACGCCTTTTCAGGCACCCTTCTCTTCAGCCATTGCTTTTCTTTGTATTTTGACTTCTTCTCGCGCAATTGCTTTGTTAATTGCTGTCTCAAGTTTATTGATATTGGTCTTTTCCTTGTATCGAGAGCTTTTTTCGATCTCGCCAAGTTCTCCCTTGAATTTCTCCAGTTCGGCCCTTTTTCTAGCATTAAGCATTTCACGCTCTGCCGTTTGTAGGTCGCCTTGAAGTTTCTTAATCTGCCCTTGAGCACCCTGCAACTGACCCTGCAACTGAGCAATCAGTCCCTTGCGTTTAAGAACGCCTTCTTTGTCGAAGATCTCTGTTTTCTTTAAGACCTCGACATCATCAACCAGATTCAACTTGTAGGCTTCAAGATACATATTGTATTCCTGCATCCTGTTGCTTGGCATTGTTGAACCCGATATTATCCGAACGTCATGTTGACCGATAGTAATATCGTTCTCTATTGACATTAATTCTTGTCGTTTGTCATCGTATAATTTGTTATTGACTGTAAATTCAGTCAAATCATTGTTTGGCTGTACAATTCTGAATGTCTTGCTATATTCGTAATGTCCTTTCGCAAAATTGTATATTACAGTTCCAAGTCTTGTCAAACTTGCTTCGATATCACGAAGCTTTGATTTCCCCCTGCTTTCTCCCATTTCAGAAAGCATTGCGGTTCCACGAACTGTTTCTGGTGCCGCTTCTTTAAATCCCTGCATAAGTTCTGGTATTCCAAAATTCAAATCTATGTAGTGTTCAACACGATCTATAAGGTGATAGAACTCACCTGCCAAAGGTTGTGGAGCTGGGAAGTGTGGTTCGCCAAATTCTGGATTATATGGTATAACCGCATTTGGATTAGCCCAGTCACGCTCTATCTGGCCAATATCATCAACACTGCCCTCTGGAACTAAAAGTTTAAGTCCTGCAGAGGCTTGTGCGTGCGATAGTGTTAAACTGAATAATTTATTTAATAATCTCTGTGAATCCTTTACCTTAGATACATCCGATTTTGGATATGGTGTATTAGTCCAAATATTAGGGACTGGTATTATTGGGTAGGCATTTGTGTTTAGGACTCTTTCATAGAGGACATAGCTTCCAACAGAACAAGTTATTTTTATTCTTGTTTGTTGTACTTCTAGGGCTTGTACCAGTCCCTTTTCAAAAGCTTCTGCATTTTCCTGTGCTATCTTTTCAAATTGTTCAATAGTGACAATCTTTTCAGCACCTGTTCTTGTGTCAAATATTCTGTAAAAAGGTACTTTAATCTTTTCAAAATGTTCTATAATCCTGTATTTTCCATCGCCCATATAATCCTTATCTTTTACAACATCTGGTGTAAACGATGTAGATGAATTTTTCTTTGAAGAAGAAGGATAGTCCTCTTCATCATCCATTGGCTCTATTTCATCTATGAATTCAATAAGGGAGGGATACAGGTCGAGAAGCTGTGATTTTGTTAATATGGTGGAAAGTAACAGACCTGATGCATCATCATAATATCGGTCTCGTGACGCTGGGTCAACGTAAACCCTAAAAGGATCAAGGTATGTAAACTTTACTTCACCCCTTCCGTAGTCTGCTTCTGGATCTATATATACATAAAAATAACCCAATCCAGCAACCGCGTAATCATGTACAGCCTGCTTGAACTGAGTTGAACCGTCTGAGATATCCCAGACATATTCCATAATAGTACGCCATACTGCAGATAAACGACTATCAGAGTCTTCCCTCCCTACAGCTAAGAATCTTGGAGATCTTGAAGTAAGTAAAGATTTAAGTTTATCAACAGCGGCATAAACTCTGTCTATAACAAAGTCTGCCTGTCCGACAGCTTGTAATGCATCGGATTCTGCTTCGGTATAATGATTTCCGAGCACAAAGTCTATTGAATCTCTTGCTTCCGCATCCCA